TCGATTTACGCCGGGGACGGCTTGCTTGCGCTCAACGCACCGCTGAAGAACGGCGGGCCGTCCGCGACTGACACCGTGAACAATTTTGTCTCCGGTGATTACAGCCAAAGCGTCGGTTTGACGGGCAGCACCTCTGGCGCGTTCAAACACATCGACACAGGGTTGCCGTTCGACAGCGTTTTGATGGGCGATGCCGATATTCATATTGCGACCTGGGTGAAAGGAGCGCCTGACTCTGGAATAACAATGCAGATAGGTGGACCACCTTATGCGGGTTTGATAGTGGGAGCTTCAGGTCAAACCAGTTGGTATGTCAATTCCGGCACATCGACAGTCGATGTGCCTGACAATGGAGTTGGCTTTTACGTAGGCACTCGAACGTCTTCTTCTTCGTCGGTTCTCTACAAAAATGGGATTTCAGTTGCCAGCGGCGCCAGTGCTGGTGGGACGAGAGTAAGTGGTAATATCCTGTTTCATTGTCAGTTACTCAATACATTTCCTACGAATTCGACAGCCAGACCATTCGAGTTCTATTCTGTCGGAACCGGTCTGACTGCGACTGACGCAACCAATCTCACGAACCGCTATGCCACACTGCGAACCATTCTTGGCCGGGGCTGGTCATCGGACGTTATCAGGCTGGGTGGGGCCACTCCTTCTGCGGGGACTGTAACAGCACTCAATACTTTTGTTGCTGGCCTTAGTTCAGCGGGCATTTTGACGAAGATGTTATCTGTAAACGCTATTGTTCCGGATAACCTGACGGCTTCGCGGGTCCCAATTATCTGTAATGCAGGGCTTGAGCTTTGGACGAACACCGCATTTGTCGGTGGTGACCTCACGGTGAACGGCCTGAAGGGAGACGGGGCCACGAAATATCTCAACACAGGCATTGCTCCAAACGCGTTAATAGTCCCGAGCACGAATTTTGGAATGACGGTTGTCTCTCCTGATTCTGCCAGTAACACCACAGGTTGCCAGTGTGGATCGTATAACTCTCTAAATTCCAACAACGACACAGGAATGTTTATCAATTTCGGTGGCGATGCTTATGTAGAATGTTGTGGCTTCGGAAGTGGATGGAACATCCAAGTGACGCCGCAACCAGGCAACGGTTACTATTCATCAAACCGAGTCTCGACAACCAACTTGAAACTTTACTTCGCCAATCAGGCAAATGCCCATGCCCAAGTGGGCAGCGCGACCACAGCTTCCGGTGCGGCTCTGGCATCTGTGCTATATGCTTTTGCATCACGAAACACAAATGGCATCGCCGGGCTTTTTGATGCGAAACGATTGTCACTCATCGCTTTTCACCTCGGCCTCACTTCGGCTGAATCAGCAACTTTTTATTCGTTGATCGCGGCACTGCGAACCAGTCTGGGCGGGGGAAATCCATGAAACGCCGCTACCAAGAGTTCCTGATCCGGGTGCTGGTAGGCTTTTTGACCGGAGTGGCGCGATTATTCAGGCGATGGTGATATGTGCCGTGAGGATCACCGTGAAACCAAGCGCGGCTGGAAAGTCTTCTTCGGCCTTCTCATCTGGCTGGCGGTGATGTGGCTGATATGGACTCTCTGGCCATGAAGTATGGGTCTTACAAAACTAATCCGTCGTGAAGTTCCACACTTAACTGGCCTCGTCATTGATGGTTTTATCTGGACAATGATTCCTACTCTAACCTTTCTTGCATCTGACGAGACTATCAGTCCTTTTACGAGAAAATGTTACCAAGCCACTGTTATTTTTCTTGGTGCCCTTAGTGGTTTCCGCTCTAAAGCCTTCGGAGATTGGAAAGATGGTAAGAGGCAACGTGACGAGACCGAGCGTGTGGCGAAAGTAGACGTGACTGCCACTATCGACTCCACCAAGATTGATCCTGAAGGCCACCTAAGATGAATATTCTTAAATTTATTAAAAGACAGCGTTCCGAGGATCGTGGCCCCCGAATGTCCGATGCCCACCCTGCTCGTGTCGAAGTTCTCATCGTCGAGGACAAGAAGGACGAAGCCGACATGTTAGTGGGTCTTTTACGCTTTCAAGAAGCCGTGATCCATGTTGCTGTAAACCTAGCTGAAGCCCTTGAGTACATTAACGGCCCCTCACGCTACCATCTTGCTTTTGTTGACCTAAACTTGCCTAATGGTTCCGGTATTGAGGCCGTTCGTCGCATTAAGGACTCCCGACGTATGACTCATGTTATCGTTGTCTCTGGTGCGATTGAGAAAATCCCTCTTGTTGTGTCTTATGGCTACGTTGGTCTCCTTGGCAAGCCTTACACCATTGATAGCATTAGAGAAATCTTGTGGAAGCATCGTCTTCCCTCTGCAAACTAACCCATGAAAAAACTAAACCTTCTCGTCCTCCTCATCACCCTCGCGGTGGTTCCTCCTACCATCATATCATGTTCTGGTTGCTCCACCGCTAGGCAAACATCATACAAGACTCTTTCAGCCGTAGCTCACACTGTTGACACCGCACTCAAGGCTTACGCCGACGCACGTGTCGCAGGTAAGGTTGACGATGCCACTCATGCCAAGGTCGTGGACATCAAACTCCGTTACGAAAAAGCCTTTCTCGCGGCTGCAACGGCGGCACAAGCCAACCTTGAATCTCCTGCCACGTCCGACCTTGTCACCATCGCAACGCAACTTATCGAGGTGGTCAATGCGGTTGTTTCTGGCACGAAGTAGAAAGGAATACTATGACCTGGTCACTCGCCCTACAGCTCATGCTTCGTTATGGCCCGGAAGCCGTACAACGCATCATCGAGATCATCAAGTCCAACCCTGACCCAACAAAAGAAGCCTTCGACGCTATCATCGCTTTGGCTCTAAAGCCAATGGACTCCTACATCGAAGAAGCCCAACAACGCGCAATCGCAGCAAAGGCGCTGCTGTCGTGAATGCCTTTTTCAACACAAAAGTTCGTACTCTTAATCGACGATGAGGACATTGTTGCTGAGGTCTTTAGCCGGGTCTTCGAGGGCCAATCCTACGCTCTATTGGATATAGCCAACACCGTTGAAAAAGCATTAGCAAAGATTAGTTTTATTACCTATGACTACATCTTCCTCGACATGAAACTGGAGGGTAGCTCACAGGCTGGAATGAGTATCTTACGTAATCTAAGGCTTATATTGAATAAGGCACGGTCAGATAAACGTGCTACGACAGAAAGCTTTGTGGTTATTATGACTGGTTCATTGTCTCTTCAAGACATCATGTCCGAGGCGAACGCTTTGGGTGTGGTGACGTTTCTGGATAAGCCAGTGAGTTTTACAGAAGAATACCTATTACGGATCGTGCAACGCCTCGGCTTACCAATCTTACCACGAAAGTCAAAAAATGGATGAATCCATAGCCAAAGAACTTGACAAAGAGGAGCAGTCCGAGTTTCACAAAACTATCCTCTCCGATAGCCGTGCCCTCGTCACCATGTCCCGGCGTAAGATGCAGAGCTTTTACTCAAAGTGGGACAACAACGATAAAATCTTCCGCTCTATCCGTCCTCGTGACAAAGAAGACGTCAAGGCCCGCGAACGAGACGAGCCAGAGAAAATGGTAGTCCCCATAGCATTCTCACAAGCTCAAACCTTTGTTGCTTTTTGTTACTCCTTGTTCACCCAACGTGACCGCATATTCGAGCTTGAGGGGCATACATCAGAAGATGAACGCCCTGCCCAGGTCGGTGAAGCCTTACTCGCACAGAATCTCCGTTACAACAAGTTTGAGTCCCTTCTTGACCTCTTTCTCCGTGACATTGCCCGTTTTGGTCTTGGTGTCATGAAAATCATGTGGCACACGGAAATACAAACTATCCGTGAACAGCAAACCACTCCTGGCTCCTCCTTCCTTGGAGTGCGAATGGTAAAACCCATCACCAAGACCATCGAACGCGAGGCTGTCAAATATCAAGGTAACAAGCTTACCCACATCTCCCCTTACCGGTTTTTTCCTGACACTCGTCTCCCTCTCATCCGTTTTCAAGAAGGCGAGTTCTGTGCTAGTGAAGACCTCTATAGCATGTCTCAACTAAAACAATGGGAACATGAGGGCCTTGTATCCGGCACCGAGTTCATAAAACCCCTTGGCAAAGACAAAGACCTTGAACACTTTCGCGGCTATGGTGGAGACGATGAATCACTTGGTGCTTTTTCGCCTGGCTCAGGTATGCGTGGCGATGGACAAGTCAAAAAAACCGTCCTCGTCACCGAAATCCAACGTGAGATAGTCCCATCATCCTACCTCGTCAACGACATCCCTCTTGGCCCTGAAGACTATCCAGTTAAATACGTCATCTGGCTCGCTAACAATCAACGTGTTATCAAATGCGAACCTCTCGGATACCTTCATAATCAGTTCACCTACATTGCCGCCCCTTTTATATTTGACGATAATGTCTATGTCGGTGATGGCCTTATGGACACAATTGGAACGCTATCCGATGTTATCACTTGGTTTATCAACACTCGGATCACCAACGTCCGTAAAATTATCTCGGATAAGCTGGTCGTCCAACCAAAAAACATTAACATGGACGATCTTGACAAGAGAAGCCCTGTTATCCGTCTTACAAGCTCCGCTATAGGAGACATCTCACGTTCCATCATGCAGCTTCCATTGCAAGATGTCACGTCCAACCACATCTCAGACGCAAAGTTCCTACACGAGATCGTCCAGATTGTCACTGGCATAAACGATACCGTCCTTGGCCAATTTCAACCAGGTCGTCGCTCTGCCACAGAGCATCGTAATGTTACTAGTGGCTCCGCTGCACGTTTGAAAGCCTGTGCTTCTGTTATTTACTGGGTTGGTCTCGAACCAATGGCACAACAGATGATCTCAAATCTTCAAGATGGCCTTGATGAAGAGCAGTTTGTAAAACTCCTCGGACTCTCAGAAGCCCAAGCTGGTGCAAAGTTTATCGGGGTAACCAAAGACGACCTTGTTGGCTCCTACGAGTTCAACGCCTTCGACGGAACCCTTCCAAGTGAACGCTCTAACGCCGCTAGTGCTCTTGAGGAAGTCCTTCAAATGCTTCTCACGAACCCTAACGCGGCCGTCCTATTCGGCCTTGACCCTAAAAAGCTTCTTCGTGAAATAATGATTTTTCGTGGTGTTAAAAACCCTGAAAGGTTTAATCTTGACAATGCAACTCAATCCTCCCTCATCTCTGCCATTAGAGGCGGAGTTAATCCTTCGGGGTCTTCGGACTCTGGAGGCGAATCCATTTTACCTCTACCTGGTGCAGGAGGCGAAGGAGGTGGCGTCCAGGCAGCTACAGGAGGTGTTGGCGGATGACGGCACGAATACCAATGCACACTTCAAAGCAATTGGATACGTCAACGGCTTATCGGCTTTCATTGAACTACTAAACGAAAAAATAGCGTACTACGCGCAAAAAGCGAAAGAAGAACAAGATGAAAATGTGGGAGTCAATACTACTCAGTCCTGAAGGTGACGGTGGTGGGGCAAGTGGGAATGGTGACCAGGCTAACCTTGAAGGGAACGATGCACAGGGTGGAGCTGAGGGTGGAAAAGAAGGTGATGATGACGAAGGGGGCGATGGTGAAGGTGGTGACGACGACGCTGGCAAAGCTAAAACCGCCACTGGTCTCACCAAAGACGACATCACGGACATCCTTTCTCGTGTCATGCCATCTGGTGGTGAACGTGAAACCAAGCAACTTGATCGCCAGTACACCCAAGACGAAATCGACAAGATGCTTAACGTCTGGAAGCCAGACGCTGGTTTCCTTCGCAAGATGGGGTTTGCCGAACCAACCGCTGAACAGCTTTCCGCAATCCACGAACTCCGTGACAACCTCATTCGTCAAGCCAACACGATGTCCGAGGCTCGCATTCAACAGCTTTTCTCCGAACGCCAGAAAGAAATCGACGAAGTGCGTGGCTACATCTCCGAGCAACGAGCACAGGCTGCCACAAACGCCTTCTTCGCCAAGAATCCTGAACTCAAACCCTACGAAGAAATCGTTGACGCTGTCTCCGCCAAGCTTGATGCGTCTGGATTCAAGGCACCTTCACAGGACAAGGTCTTTGAGGAGATTGCAAGGAACACGACGGAGGTTCTAAAGAGAATGAACGTCAAAGTCGAGAAAAAGGGTGGGAAGCCGGCTGGTAGCCGAATGGCACAACTTGCGGGTGGTGGCCAAGGTGGTGGAGAGGCAGGTGGCAAGGGTGGGGGTAAAAGAAAAGTAGGAATGGAAATCTTTGACGAGACTGACTAATCTTTATGGCAATACTTGGGTTAGATAAATCCATCAAAAGAGTTTACTGGGATGAGCCTATTACGGTTCGCTTTGGTGCAAAAGAGAAGGCCATAGTGGACAAGATGATAGCCAGACAGAAAAAAAGAAAATCAATTTCACGTCCGCGCTAACGCGAAGGGCATTTAGTAAACCAACAACAAACAACATGATATGCCTATTCTAGGTCTTGTTTCCACAGAGAGCTTGACCCGACAGACGTATTGGGAAGAAAACTTTCGTAGGAAAGTCTTCCACCAATACCCCAACGGGGCACTCTCAATCATTGGTCTTCTTTCACTTATGAAGACCGAAGAAACCAACTCTCCTGAATTTCTTATTTGGGAAGAACGTTTCAAGCGTCAACTCACGACAACTCTCGCAGCTAACTCTCTTGGGCCATTTAGGTTAGCTGCCGATTCTGCTGATGGTGCCGACCCGTTCCTTCCGGTTATTAACGTTGAGTTCATGCTCTACGTCGCCGACACATCCTTGTTCCGTGTTGGCCACGTTATCATGATTCAAGGTCTTCAAATAGGTAACAACACCCTCAGCCTTACCATGCGTTGTGTTGTCACCGCTGTCTCAGCGGCCACGAAGCTCAAGGTCCGGCCAATCAGCCTTCCCGCTGGTATCTCCACCGGGTTTGCTAACGGCAACCTTGAGAACCTTGGCCTAAACGTTCAAGCCATCGGCACTTCCTTCGCCCAAGGCGTCGTTAACATGTCTGGAGAAGTCTTCTACCTCCCAGATCGGTTCATTAACTACACTCAAATCTTCCGAACTCCGTTCTCGTTCTCGCGTAATGCGCTAATGACTCCGACGAAGTTCGACGAGACAGGGATGTACCGCGAGAAATCCAAGCAACACTCGCTCTACCACATGGTCGAGATGGAACGGGCCTTTCTCTGGGGTGAGAGGGCAAACTACGTCAAGTCTCAAGGTTCTCCCACCGATAGCACAACAGGGGTTAACCTACCAGAGTACAAGACCGGCGGCATTCTTGGCTGGTACCTCCCACAATGGGAAATCGCTGACTCGGCTTATCGTGGCGGTTCCGGCGCAGCCGCTCTCACCCTCGATAGCGAGGACGACAAACGCATCATCACCAACTCTGGTGGCGTGATGAACGAATCCACGTTCGATGACTACCTCGAACGTATCTTCCGCAAGACCAACAACGTCACCAACGAACGCCTTGCCGTCTGTGGCTCCGGCGCTCTCAAGACCCTCAACAAGATGTACCGTGCTCTTGGCACCATGCCTTACAAGGTTCCAGGCCAAGACTCCTTCGGGATGCGCATTGTCTCGCACGAATGTCCTTTCGGCACCGTGTACTACAAAACTCATCCACTGTTCAGCGAAGACCTTGGTCAGCTTTGGTCCTCGTTGTTGTTCCTCGACGTGCACAACCTGCGCTATCGGCCGTTCCAGAAGTCCGACACCTTCCTCCGCAAGCAAATCCAGACTCCCTCAATGGACGGGCGCATGGACGAGTGGATGACGGAAGCCGGCTTGGAACTCAAGTTCCCTGAATCCTTTACCTGGATGCAAAACATGCTATCCTATGTCTCTTAACCGAGTCTTGTTTCCCTAGAAACGATAAGACTCAAAAACAAACATGGCAAATCTAACATCAGCAAACGTCACGGTAATCTCATCATGGACCACAGGGTCCACAAACGGAAAGCGGAACAAGGTTCGACGAGTCAAATGGACAAGCACCACAGCCGGAGGTGGCACAAACCGCCTTCTCGCCAGTGCCTTTGGCTACACGAAAATCCTCAACTGTTCCTCGATACTGCTTGACGCCACGACTAAGAAAATCTACCCAGCGGTGCCATCAGCCGACGGGTCAGAAATCCTGGTCATGGACCCAGCAGCAGTAACAGACGCTGATCGTGACAAGGTAATCGACCTTGCTACGTCAACAGACTACGCTCACATAACGCTAGAAGGCGTCTAACAACCTTGATCGGGTCGAGTAGCGATCAACGGCTTGAAAAGGTCTCCAATCCATTCACAGCCGTCGCGGTGACCTTGACCCGGTCATATAACAAAAGAAAGGAAAAGTATGCCAGCAGATAAACTCGGTAACATGACAAACCTTCGTGACTTCACACCTCCAGACCCTGGAGCAGTGGAGTACGATCAAGCACTCAAAACCGTTGGCGGTTTGCCAGCGATCTCACCAGGAACCAACACCCTTGACGAGTATCGCACGACGGCACAGCCCAAGGACAACCTTGGTGGTAACGCCAAATTCGAGTAAGTTCTCGCTAGGCTTTCGCCTGGATGGGGGCAAAGCCTGGCATCACAGAGCGTCTCTATAGACGGAGTTTGTCATATTCTCCGTAAAAAGTGCAGAACGATATCTGCGGTGGAGGACTAAGAGTTTCACCTCCACAGAATTTCTATGCCAGTTGGCCCTGGAATACTAAAAATGGTTCAAAAACCTGATCCTGGCTTGTCAAATTTTCTTACTCAGGATAAAAAAACTGGATTAGTTAGTGCGAATATCCAGAACTTAGCTTTTCCAGAACTGGCAAAACACCTGGCGAACCTTACTAATGGTGACGTTAATTGGGATAAAAATCTTAGTTTTCATAGGACAACTTCGATATTTAAGGATTTACCGATGCACATGGCGATTGGTAGGTTATTGGTGAATCAAAACTTTGCAAAAGACAAAAAAGGGTTAAGAGTTTTTGCTCCAGCTAACTTTGACCCATTCGGTTCTATGTCGTATAAAGAACTTCAAGAAGCGGCAGAAGGAAGACCGGAGAACTTAAATTTTGATCTTTGACCAGTATGCCCGCCAACGCTAACGACCTCATGACCGCCGTGGCTAGCTACATTGGCCGAGAACGCTCTACGTTCATCCGTAACGGGTTTGACGTGTTGCTTCAGTCGTGTAACAACGCACGTCTCTATGCCGAACGCATGATCGATTTTGAACTCTCTCGTGTCTCCGTTGCCATCCCCAACGTCTCCCTCTCCGACGGTGGCTCGCTTGATGACGCTGTCCTGTTCTCTGATCTTTCCACACCCGTTTCCGTCAAAAAGATCAAAAAGTGCTTCGTCGCCGTCCTTAACAGCACAACCCCTTTTCCGGTCTCATTCTACTCTCGTGACAAATGGCTACGTCGTGTTCAACGCCTATGGGAGCGCAATAATCCTGGCTTGTACGTCACCCCTTCTAGCGCCCAGGACTACCTTAACTATGCTCAAGAACCAGCCGTAATTCAAATGGGTAGGCAGGTGAACCTTGTACCCGCTGACGCACGAGCATTCGGTGACACGGTGACCCTTTATTTCGATGTTCTCCAGTGGCTGCCACAATACGGCCAAGAGGCAGTTCTTGGCGTGGCATCGAGCACGACAGCGGGAAAGCTTGTGAATACAGTTGGTGACTTCGTGAACCAGGCCGTGAAGATCGGCATGGTCGTGCAAAATGTCACCGATGGCACATCAGCCACGATTGCGGCGGTGGAGAGTGGGACGACGTTGCTGTTAAATGCGGACATATTTGTATCTGGGGAGTCTTACTCTATATTAACTGCCGATGAGAGTGATTTCTTGCTCGACGTCGCTTTTGATTGGATGTTATATCGTTCTATTTGGGAGTTGAATTTTTTCGTAAAAGAGGATGAAAGGACTCAGTTGTCTTCGGTCTTAATTGCTGATGCTTGGAACGCTTTACGATCCTATAACGAAAACCTAATAAGCCAAAGTGTGGACGATGTGGACTTAGATTAGTTTATGAGAAGATCAACTGGAATAGGTATAAGCGGTCTTACTCCTGAAGGGTTGAAGGAATACAAAAAACGTTATTATCAACTTTATAGGGAAGAACACCTTAAAAGGGCGAAAGCTAACAGAGGTGAAAGAGACCCGGTGGTTGCAAGAAACTATGCCATAAGGAAGAAGTATGGTTTGGATGAGCGTGAGTACAAAGCTTTGTTAGATAAGCAAGGTTATAGGTGTGCTATTTGTGGTTGTGGAGGAACAGACATCCTTGCTTTTCGTGTTGACCATGATCATTGCACTGGTAAGGTTAGAGGTCTTTTGTGTCATAATTGTAACCACGCTTTAGGTCTTTTGGATGATGATATAGAAATAGTGGAGAGTTTGTTAAGGTATCTAAGAAAACATAGTATCAATCTTTTTGAATGGCCACCAATGATTATTGGTGAAAAAAAGGAAATTAGGCTTGCTAAACCAAGAAAAGATACTATCACGGGAGCCACTGATTTTCGTGGTCATAGTTTGGCTACTAAGGTCGACCCCAACGAAGGAATGTTTGACTAACCTATGGCAACTTACACAAGAATCACACCCGCACTCCTAGCCAGCCTTGCGTCCGCAGTCGATGACCCGGCAGCAGCAGAAGACGCGAATAAATTATATCAGGTGGACTTGCAAACCCGCCGCTTCGTCTACGATTTTTTATCCTCACGATTCGACTCAGCAGCCTCAGACGTCCTCAAGCCTGGTTCCGTAGCAGACACGACTCTCGCAGGCAAGGTAAAGGGTTCAACAGGTAATAGTGGCACTCAGCAGGGCATTGTTCAAGGAACGGTTTCTACTCCTGATCTTCGAGACGCTGCTGTCACAGCCGCAAAGATCGCAGCAGGTGTGATTTCCACAACTGCCATTGCAGATGGGTCTATCACCACGGTGAAACATGCCGATTCACCAAACGGCATAACAGCCGCGAAGATAAACGATGGTGAAATCTCCACCGCTAAGCTTGCCAACGACTCCGTCGATGCCACAAAGCTAAAAGATAGTGCTAGCACAGACGCTGACCGTGCAGTTACCACAGACCACATTCGTGACTCGGCAATTTCAACTGCTAAAATAGCCGCAAACGCCGTCACCGGTGCTAAGCTTCTTGCTGGTACGAGTGGTCAAATCCTCGTAGCAAATGGTTCTGGGGTCTTCACAGCTGTTTCAATGTCAGGTGATGCTGTGATTAGCAACACTGGGGTTGTTACGGTTGGCACATTGGGTTTTGCTAAAGTGATCGAACGTGCTGGCAACACCGTCGTAGGCGGAGGCAACCTTGCCGTGACATGGAACCCTCGTGGCGTCTTCGTAGCCTGGACAAAAGACTGGGAAACTGTTGCCAGCATGGTCACAATCGGTGCAAGTGGCAAAATCAGCCTAGCTGCGGGCACGTACATCATCGAAGCCTTCTCGCCGGCTTTCAAGGTGGATGAACACATCCTACGCTTGAATCGTTACAACGTTTCCAATGTTTCACAGGAAGTATCCTACGGTACCAGCGAAGACTGTCCCGCTGCTGCCGTAGTGCAGACGAGTTCACACGTCCTTGCAAAGATGGTATTTGTAGCATCAGACTACTTTTTACTAGAGCACTGGACCAAAACCGCAAACGCGACAGATGGAATGGGAAGGCCGTCAAGTTCAGGGGGCACTTATGAAATCTACGCTACTATCAAAATCCAGAAAATCGGATAAGTGAAAAATCTCATAAAAATCACCGCTCCTGAGAACTACATCCATCATGGCATTACTGTGTGGCTAAACCCTGACGAGGTCTGCACAATCTTTCGTGAATCCGAAGCAACCGTAATCCGACTGAAAAATGGAGACCTAGTTTACTCTAACTGGGTCTTGGATGCTGTTGTCAAAACCATAAACGAAAATGCCGGCCACTAATAGACCAATCCTAATCGACCGTATCGAAGGCGGCATGGATGGCACGTCCCCAACCCACCTTGTCGTCCCCCCTCAATGGCTCTCAGCCCATAACATGCGGTTCGACCCACGTTGCTCTCAGGTTCCTCGTAAGAAACTCTACAACACCCTTTCGTCATCCAACGACATCCTCGCCTGTCCTATGATCCCAGGTGAGCTACCTGGCTACGGAAGGGTGCTTGTTCTTACCAAGGACCAGCTTCGGTCACTAAGTGGCTCGGTGATTACTAACGGGTTATCATCCGACTCATCATACCGTCGCTGGTCCTACACTCTCTACAATGGTCGCGTCTTCTACACTAACGACCTTAACCCTATTCGTCATACGGATGGGTCCACGGATGTGGCTTTGTCTAACGCTCCATCTGCCCGTTATGTTACAACATGGTACGATCATCTCGTGGTCGCAGGGCCTACGTACCAGGGTAGCCATTTTCCAGACCGGGTTATGTGGTGTGATTTATACAACTTCACAAAGTGGTCTCCTGACGCTACGAATGAAGCCGACCATTACGACTGTGTCGAGTGGCAACAGCCCGATTACCCATTTTCAGGCATCACTGGACTAGCAAAACTTGGAGGAACGTTGTGGGTCTACACTCCCACGTCTATCATACCCATACGTTACACCGGATTACGTGGAGGAGAACGCGTAATCCAGGTCATTGACGATCAAGTGCTTACACGGGTCGGCAATACTCATCCTTGGACTCTTGTCGCCCTTGACAGGGTCCACTTCTTTTACGATGGGATCGAGAACAACATCCTGGCGTTTGATGGACAGACGTTGAGTCCCGTTGGTGAACCTATCCGTCAGTACCTCGAAGACAACCTTAACGAAAGCCCTTCTCTTGCGGCTAAGATGTGGGCGTGCGTTGACGTGGAAAGCCGAGAAATCTGGTGGCGTTTTGTTAGCAAGACAAGCAGTGGCACGTTTGACAAGGCCGTTGTCTTCAACTACCGTCTCAAGGTTTGGTTCACAGCGTCCACTGAGAACGTTCATGCGTTTTGCGGTTCACTATTCGTCAACGGCACAGCAGGCGAGTTAACAGGGGAAGCCCAAGACCTCACTGGTCGTGTTGACCAGCTAGGCGCTAACGAGGTTGAGGTTCCACGAATCTATGGTGCTGAAACAGGAAAGCTTTACCGTGATGAGGTTGAAGCTGACGCTACGAGTGGGCTTGTGGCACAAGACGATCCAGTTCTTGAGTCTGGTGATTTCCTATATGGTTCCCTTCACGCTGTGAAAGAAGCACGTGCAATAGCGGTAAACGCTGGATGGGATGCGGTACGTGACCCTACGATGAAGCTTGAAGTGGGTGTGGCAGCACGAGACTATCTTGATGATGTCGTGGACTGGTCAAGAACAGAGAACAAAGCAGGGGATTGGACAAGGAGTCTTCCAGAAGGCCGGTTGACTCATCGTGAAAGAGCAGGTAAGGTCCTCCGCTACCGTTTTGTTGGGAGAAACTCTCGTGGTTTGAAGTTCACCGCTTATGAGCCAACCGTTTATGCGAAAGAGGCCGAGAAGTAAATGAGCTGTCGCTTTCAACCAAATTACGCCGGTAACGCAATGGCACGTGGTGATGCCGACTACCGTGGTGAGCCATGCCTGGACTTCACCTACGACATCCTCGAATGGGGATACGATCCAGGCCCGGTTATTCCAGGGATAGATCCACGTGATCCTAACATCAACCTGGCTTGCGCTGAGACAAAGGAAAATATCCAGATTTCAGACACCTCACCTAAAGCCTTCTGGCGGGTGCAGGGCGACCATGTGGCAAATCAAGCGTACCAGGCCCGTCGCTTCAACATAGTCATAAACGATCCTGATGACTGTGCGGTGATACTAACAAACATTCAAGGATTCCATGCTTATGTTACGGTCAACCGGACACTCACAATATGGTGGCAAGGAGTCCCGGACGCAAATGGAGTGTTCAAGTTCACCGTTGGTGCCTTGCAAACAGGGCCTATGACGGTGGAGGTTACTACTCTTGAACCTTACGATCAGGGAAGCTTCGACATAGAGTTAGATTGCCATTACTCAGCCCCTGCTGTGCTTTATATTTACCTAGACTCCATCACCACTGCCGCTTGGTTGGCTTTAGACGCTTCGGCTGTTAGTCAGTTTTTCAGGGTTCCAATTAGTTCTCCTGATTTTCATTATGTTGCTAATAACTCTATGGGTAATGCCTTTGTTGGCACTATTACCTATGACGATAACTACTTGGTTTTAGCAAATGGAGGTCTAGTGTATCTTGGGGTTGACCGTTATGATTTTTTGACAGTTTATAATCTTATCTATGGTGTTGGTCCACCAATCGCCTCGTTCTCCTTAACTCCGTGAAATTTCAAGATAACGACGACGAAGACAACGAAGACGACGAAGACTTCTTTTTCCCCATTGGCACTCCTCTCATCCAACCACAACTCTCCTTTGGATTTTCTCGCATCGCGTCCTCACTCTATGGACCCACAAACTCTCAACAGTCAACCACACGAACCCTCAACTTTGGAGATTTGTAGAGTCTCCTCAGTTGACGATCTGACCCGAGTCTGGAATGATATTCTGTTCACGGTTCACCCGAACCATAACAGGGCGGACTTGCTTGGAAGACTCCTTGGTTGCATTCCAGGCGGGGTTATTTTTCTCGCATATGATGGTGACAAGCTTGTTGGCTTTTGCTGTGCGGCACCTTGGCATGACGAAACTGTCCTGCTTCACTCTCTGCCAGGAGGAATAGCAGGGCACGTCTGCCTTGGTGCCATAATTGGCTGGTGCAAGCTGAAGGGCTACAAAGAAATACAACTAATCACCGATCACCTCAATGGTTCCAACTTTCGCTACTTGGAAAAGTCCCTAGGTTTCAGGAGAAAGTCAATGGTCTTTAGTCAAACCATCTGCTGATATGGCTGATACAGAAATCACAGTACAAGCTCAAACCACGGAGTTCAGGCGCACAGGACGATCAAACCATAGAAAGGGCTACTACGTCCCCGACTCCCTTAATGCTTTATTCTACCAGCTTGCCTATAATGCGTCAACGAATACCACAAATGCCAGCGCAATGCGGCAGATGTTGTATAATCTATTCGTACAAGACCCAACGTACATCCCTGGAGGTCTGACTCTTAAAAACATCCAATCTCTCTTTCCCTCGGCATTTAATGGTGCACCAGACCTACAATCTATCTACCGCAAGCTTCCGTTCTCGACCGAGTTCGAGGATGCAACCAAGGCACTCTATGAAAGACAGTATCTCAAGGCACGGGTCGAAGCGCAAAGTGGGCCAACGTACGTCCGTGGAGCAACCGCCCGACAAGCCTTCGAGCTTGCCGCGTTGGACACGGAAATGGCTAACAACCGTTTTTCTCAAATATGGCAAGCACAAGTGGCTATTGCGCAGTTAGTTGTAGCTGCTGTGCAGACTGCTGCACAAGCGGAGTCCGAAAGGTGGAAAATCCAACTCCAAGCTCAACAACAACAAGCCACAACCGAACAAGGCCGTGTCGTCCAAAGTCTCTCTGCCGCTGAGAACGCCATAGCTATGCAAAGTGGTGAGGTCCGTGCTCTTGGTGCGGCAACAGAGTTTCTAGGTCAACAAGAGATGGTGATACAAGAAGACCTTCTTGGTTCTGGTTTTCAACAAGGGACACCTACAGGATTTGGAACATCATACTGGAGATAAAACTATGCCAACTAACCTTTTTGATTCTGACTTTGACCAAAGAGCCGCTGGTTATGAGAGAAGGCTTCGTGACGTTAACAACATGATCCAGGGTCAAGGCGTCCTTGACGCAGAAAGGGTAAGGAGGCGTTATCAGCAAGGTGAGGGAAAGTACGCTAAGGACATAGCGTTGGAGCAAGGTCAGATTGACTCACAGAACCTAGCAAACTTAATTAGCGGTTATCACCATCAAAGGGAGTCTGATTACGCTAATTCCTTTCAAAACCCTGAAATGCAGTCGATGTTCAAGGCGTACCAGGAATCTGGTCACTGGCCTTATGGTGGTCCTCCCCGTGGCCCTGAACAGGCGCATGAAATGGAAGGCTTACAAGCAGGAGAGTCCGCACAAAGGTTAGAACAACTGCGTATCGCACAACAGCTTCTTCTTCCTGGTATGTCGACTCCAGGGACGCCTCAACACGACTGGGCTTTGAAGACTGCGGGGATTCCAAGCGCGAGCACGAATGCTCCTGCTGTGAAGCCTGCGGCCACAACCTCTACACCAGGTCGTAATGCTTTCCAGGTATTTATGAATCGTGCACTACCAACTGGCATT